AATACTTTAGTACCATACTACACTTGCTGGGCTGAATTGGTCACTAATACCAATTCTAGGACTAATATAGCAGGTAAGGATAGTATTAACGATGGAGCTACATTTAGGATCAGATACACAACAGGCAAGACATTTACTAATGCTCTTGTAATAACTTGGAAGTCAAGGACTTATATGATTAACTCTATTATCAACGAAGCTGATTTGAATCAATATTATTTAATAGGTTGTGCAACACTTAAGTAATGGCAAAGTTCGGTGTAAAAATATATGGTGTTGATGCGATAATCAAAAGGTTTGAAGCAGCCCCTCAAAAAATGATGGATGAATCAAAGCTTATTATTGATGCAGCAGTTATAGAGATAGCAGCCAAAGCCAAACAAGAAGTACCTGTAAAAACAGGAGCTTTAAAAAATTCTATTAGACATAGTAAGTTTGTACCAGGTAAAGGGGCTAGTGTAAGTGCAGGTAATACGAATGTAAGATATGCACCTTATGTGGAGTTTGGAACAGGAACTAGATTTCAGATACCTGTTTACCAAAATTTGAATATGTCTGACCTAGAAGCATATGCTCTGACATTTAAAAAATCAAAGAAGGTAATAGGTGTTCCATATAGACCATATATGTTTAGTGCTTATAGCGAAGTCTTTACATCTATGATTAAGAAATTGAAGTCTGTTAAGATATAAATATATTTCATTAAATTTGTACCAAAATGAAGGACTGCGGATATACATTAAGGAAGGCTTATTACGATAAGCTCATCTCGGCTTCATACTCATTAGCTGCTTACGATACAATAGCACCTGATACAGTAGAGCCTCCTTTTTTGATTATCAGTAGTCAAACACAAGTGGACAATAGTAATAAACAAAGTTTTGGCTTTGATGTTACTATCCAATTTGACATAGTTTATAGGACTTTTAAAGCAGGAGAAGTAGGACAAAAGAGTGTTGATACTTATGCCAATGAGTTATTAGAAATAGTAGGCGTTAGACCGCCAAGCTATCCTAGTACTGCACCTGACTTTAAAATAGTGACTTGTAAGATTGGTAGTAATATTGCTACCTTTGACTATGTGGATGAGGCATATGTGTTTAGAAGGGTGATAACAATGGATCATTTCGTGAATCAATTAACATAAAAGAAAAATAAAATAAAATGGCAACAACAAGTGTATTTAACGGAACTTCATTAGTAGTTCTAATCGGAACTGAAGTAATAGGATTCGCAACATCTTGTTCTTTAAGTTTGGCTATAGATGCTCCAGACGCATCTACAAAACAAAGCTTAGGATGGGCTGATGAGATTGGTGGACAAAAATCTTGGTCTTTAACAACTGATGGCTTAGCTACAGTAGTTCCAGGAACAGTTGCTACTTATGTAACTACTGCTGAATTGAACGCTTTAGCAATCGCTAGAACTTCAGTTTTAGTTAAATTTACAACAGTAGATAATTCAACAGTTGGTGGTGTAACTCCAGTTACAGGAGATGTAATTTATTCAGGTCAAGCATTTATTGAAAGTGTAGATATGACTGCTGACATGGAGAATCCAGTTACTTACTCAGTTTCTTTCAAAGGAACAGGGCCATTAACTATCGCTACCAACGCATAGTAAAAACAAACCAAAAAAACCAAACATATGAGAGGACAATTTGAATTAACTCTTTCCGATGGGAAGAAGATACCGATGCGTTTTTGTACATGGAGTCTTAAAAGATTCTGTCAATTACAAGGGATAGGGCCTTCTGACATAGGAGAAGCTTTAAGTGGCAAAGATTCACTTGATGCTATTGTTAACTTGATGAAATCGGCTGCTGAATACCCATTATATTCTCAAGGAATCACTCCAAGCTTTACAGAAATGGAAGTGTGTGATTGGATAGATGATATGGGTGGAATGGGAGGACAAAAGTTCCAAGATGTAATGGCAGCACTTTCACAAAGTATGAATAGCGGTATAGAAGATAAGCCAACAAAGTCAAGTAAAAAAGATGGAGTAAAAAAAAATTAGAGTGGATTGACATAGAAAGATATACAATGGGGGAGTGCAAAGTGCTTCCCCATTTGTTTTGGGAGATGACCATGGCTGAATTAGATTTTGTTTGGTATGGATATAGACACGAGGAAGAACAACAATGGATTAGGATTAGATGGCAGACAACACTACTAATAAATATCCAATTGCCAAAGGGTAAAAAGGTTAAGCCACAAGAGCTTATTGAATTAGACTGCGATACTCGTAACTTTGTAAAGCAGAGAGTGATGACGGAAGAAGAGCTAAAAGAAGTGTTAAATAAATATAAAATTGTTAAACCTATAATATAATGGCAGATAATCAAATGGTCAAGATAGTCTTTGACTTTGATCTAGGTAATGTTCCTGCATCAGCAAAGAAACTTAGTCAATATTTAAAGGATAATAGTTTAGATTTAAAGTTTACCAAGGCAAGTGTGGATGGCTTATCTGCTAGTCTTAATCAATTAGCTACTGCACAAACTAAAGCAGGAGCAGCAACTACAGCAGCAGGTAATTCGGTTAAAAAGTCTAATATTCAATGGACTAACCTTGCATTAGTTATTCAAGATTTACCTTATGGATTTAGGGGTATCCAAAATAACTTACCTGCATTAATAGGTGGGTTTGCAGGTATGACAGGAGCTATATATTTAGCTAGTTCTGTTATTATTGCTTTATTTACTGCATGGGATAATGGAATGATTAGTTTTGGTAAGTCATCTAAAATGGCTGAAGATTATAGCAAATCTCTTGCTAGTACTTATTCAACAGAAATAGTTAAATTAAAGGCATTATATAATATTTCTAACGATGTAACCAAATCGATGGGAACTAGGTTAGAAGCTGCAAAGGCTTTAAAAGAAGAGTATCCTGGATTACTTGGTAAGTATTCAGATGAAGACATAGCCCTAGGTAAAGCAAAAAGTAGTTATGATAAATTAACTACAACTATTATTAACTACGCAAGAGCAAAAGCAGCCGAAGGCATACTTACAGGGTTGGCTGCGGAGAGGCTTCCATTAGAAATTGAAGCGACAGAGTTGTTGGCTAAGCAAAGAAAAGCAGCAGGTAAGGATATTGAATATACTATAACTTCAGAAGGTAAGCGTGTTAAAATAGGAAATCTATATACTAGATTATTAAAGGAGAATGCAGCGGAACAAGCAAAAGTAAATAAAAAAGCAGCTCCATATGTTAAAATATTAGAAGATACCGCCATAGCGGAAATTGAGTTAGAAAAATTTAGGGCTAAAGCTGCAAAGGAAAATGCAAGTGTGGGAACATTAGATGACCCTAGTATTAAATTATTACAAGCTAAACAAAAGTATTATAAAGATGACTTGCTAATGTCTGCTAGTTTTGAGCAAGAGATATTAGGTAAACAAAGAGATTTAGCCGTAAAACAAGCAGAACTAGAAAAAAAGAATGGCACTTATATACAAACAATTAGGGATACATACAATCAATTAATACTAAACTCACAAGCTGAAACAGGTAGAAGGATTATTGAAGAGCAACATAAGCTTGGTGTAGAGGAAAATAAAGAGCACGAAAAAACTGCTAAAGAAGCACAAAAAATAGCAGATAAAATTTCTGAAATACAAATTGCTAATAGATTAGATATAGGTAAAGCTATTTTAGCTATTAATAAACAATTTGCAGAAGATGATTTAAGAAATGCTATTTTATTTGCTAAGAACCAAACAAAAATAATTGAAACTGAATTAGGTGTTCAAGATAAGTTAAATAGAAATAACTTAACAAATAGAATACAATTTACAGAAGAGGCTTTAGCAAAATTAGTAGCCTTAGCTGCATATACATTTGATCCAAAAGTTCTTGCCGTTTACTTAGATGCTATTGATAAAATAAATGCCAAGTTAAAAGGCATGGGTGAAACATGGGATACTACTGCTAATCAAATCAAAGGGATATTAGAAGGTGTAATGGCTGATAGTATTACTAAGTTTGCTGAAAACATAGGTACTGCGTTGGCTGGTGGTAAGGTAGATTTATTTGGCGGTATTGGAGAAATGATTGCAGATGGAGCTATAGCTATTGGTAAAGCATTAATTGCTTATGGTGTTGCTTTAAAGGCATTCCAAATGGCAAAATTAGATCCAGTTTTAGCTATTGTAGCAGGAGCAGGATTGGTTATTGCAGGTACTGTTTTAAAAGCCAAACTAGCACCTAAAGAAAAAGGCGGTGCAATGCCATTTGCAAATGGTGGTATAGTTAGTGGCCCTACAATGGGATTAGTAGGAGAGTATCCAGGTGCTAAAACAAACCCTGAGGTCATTGCTCCATTAGATAAGCTTAAAGATATGATTGGTGCTGGAGGAAATGGTGAGTTTGTATTAAGAGGGAATGATTTAGTTTTGGCATTACAACGATCTAATTCATCATTAAACCTAAGAAGAGGTGGCATATAATTTAAAATACCAAATAACCGCTGCAAACAAAAATGATAAGATAGCGGTAGTTGAAATGTATATTGATGACACAGTTGCATCGGTAATTGAATACCCTGCAACTTCAATTCAGTTAGAATATATACCTAAAAGTGATGATATTTATGAACCTATATATGCTAGTCAGTTAAATGTTAGCATTGATGTAACAGATAACCAAGACAATTTACCTGACTTTACAACATTAAACGATAGAAAATACTTAGTTAAATTAAAGATAGATGGAAGCGTATATTGGCAAGGATGGGTACTAAGCGATAATGTTCAATATTCATTTACTACAGGAAGAAAAGGTTTATCTTTTAATGCTATAGATGGTTTAGGAATGTTGGATTATATCCCATTTACATATACTGAAACCAATGTGGCAGGTAATACTAAGTTAAGTCCACAAAGCGTACTTTATTTTTTATATAATTGTTTAGCTAAAATAGGATTCCCTACAGGATTAAATTTATATACTGCTTGTTCATATTATGCGTCAGGTATGCAAAATAGAGATAATGGTAGTCAATACGAACCGTTTAATCAAAGCTATTTAAGGCCTGTTTACTTTCAAAATAATGATGAAACATACGAAAATTGCCTAGAGATTTTAACTAAAATATTAAAGTCGTTTGGTTGTAAGATATATCAAGCTAATGGCAAGTGGATGATTATAGCGGTTAATGAATTTGCTGCTTATCCTTATTTTGCTTATACATATTACACAGAATATAATGCAAGTGGAACATTGGTTACATCAGGAACATTCAATACTTTAAGTGAAATTCAAGCATACATAGGTAATACAAGCGGAGTTTATTTTACTGATAATAGTCAAGTTAAGTTATTTAAAAAGGGCTACAATAACTTTAATTATAAGTATGACATTACCTATTCTAATAATTATATTTCTAACCCTAATCTTAAAAGCCTAACAAGCGGTTTCCCTACATTATGGCAAACATTTAGTCAAGGAACAGGTGGTAGCGTTGCGGTAATAAGTAAACCATACGAAGCAAGTGATTGGTTTAATATTACATTGGGAGTTGGTTCTGGCATTACCGCTTTTAGTGAAGTGCATACAGGATTAGTTGGGTATGTAACTGCTAACGATAAAATAAATTATAGTCAAACATTCTATGCTCAAACACCTCAAAAAGTAAGAGGTCAAATACAAATATCAGTAACAGGCATAGGTTCAGGTGCACCGCAATATTATATTAATAAAAATGGTGTTTGGCAAAATGCTTCAGTAGCACCTTTTGATAATTATTATGAAGTAGATCAAGTTGGAGAGTTTGATGAATTAAAAATAAATTCAGTAACAATTAACACCCCTCCAATACCAGTAAATGGTAGTTTATCTGTAATGTATATGCTTACAGAAGATGTTACAAATTGTGCTACAAATGTAAAAATAGGTGGATTTGAATTAACTTTTGAATCACCTTTAACTAAAATAGAATCTACATCAATAGTTGATGCTAATAATCAATATCAATTAAATATTGATTTGCCATTAGGTTATCCTATCTATGATGATGATGGCATAAACAGAGTACAAGCAAACATGGCCTACGGCACTATACTGCAATTTTCAGATAGTACTTATATATCTGCAACAGGATGGTATCGTTATGGCCCTTATAATGCACCTACGGATGGTTTAAGTCAAACCATAATAAAAGAATACATAAACAATTATAGAAGAAACTTAATAAATATAGATTGTAACCTATTTGGAATAACAACAAGTAATGGTAATTTTGCTGCTAATAAGCTATTAAAGATATTAGATACCGATCCTGCACAAATAAATATTCAAAATAAAAGGTATATGACTGGTAATATGACTATTGACATAGTAAATTGCCAAACTCAAGCAACCTTATTGGATATTTCTAATGTAGAAATCAGCAGTACAATAACTACAACATTCACAGTAAACGGAGTACCTTATAATTAAAGAATAAACGAATAAAATGGCAAGTGTAATAAACGGAACGAATATAGTTTTATATGAATATGATAGCAACGCTATCTATTACTTTAATGGAGGTACTGCACAAGGCACTTTTGATAGCATTGTGTGTAAGGAATTAAGCAGAAGCCAAGTAGCAGGTACTTCAGTTGACTTCACTAAAACAGGAGCAGGTACAATAGCTTCATTTATTACGGATGCTCTTGATCCTGGTGTTACAACCATACCAGCAGGTACTTGGACTTTTAGTGCTTATTATTCTATTCTAACTGCCTTTGCAGGTGCTCAAGTTAAGTACGAACTATATAAATATAATGGTAGTGTTGCAACCTTATTGTTCACATCGGAAGTAAAGACCTTAACAGCCCTAACAAAGACCTTAATTTCTAATGAGATGCCAGTCACTCAAACGACTATAGCTGCCACAGATAGGCTTCTAATTAAGGTTATTTACCTAGGTACAACTACTAACCAAATTACTCTTTATACTCAATCAACTAATGAAGCTCAAGTAACTACAACTATACCACTAGGAACTCCAATGGGAGCTTCTACAAGTTGCTCATTTGAGGCATCTACTGAACAAGTAGAAGTAACCTCTCAAACATCAGCTTGGTTTAGGGAGTTTAAAAACGACATTACTTCGTGGACAGTTAATTGTGATGGGTTTATAGCCTTAAGTGGTTACTCCTATCTTGCTTTAATGCAGAAGCAATTAGACAGAGCTTCTATAGATGTTAGATTCTATATAGACAATGACAATGC